TGGCCCGGATCATACCGCCCCGAAGCTCGTCCCGGTAGTGTTTCCGTAAGGTCTTCCCGGTGATGCCCACCGCCTCGGAGATGTCGTCTTGAGGGATGCCGTATGCGGACATCGCCTTGACAGACTTGCGGCTTTCTTCGGTGGGCTGGTGCGCGGGGGTCGCCATCAGCCAGCCGCTTGGGCCACGTCCTCGCCTGATAGCCGCTCTGCCTTCACTTCAGAAAACGTGCGGCCGTCGCCGTCGAGGATGGCTTCCTTGTTGGTGTATTCCTGCCAGCGAATGACAGCAAGATCCCCACATGCCGGCTCTATTTCCATCGCCAAACACGCCCGCCCCTGGCGTTCGGAAGCCAGTATTGTGGTGCCAGAACCAGAAAAGGGTTCAAGCACCACATCCCCGACATTGCTTGAGTTTTCGATTAACTGCTCAATCATACCGATAGGCTTTGCGGCGTTGTGATGTCTGTCATCACCAGATGGGCGACTAAAGCGAAGCATGTTCGGCTTATGCACCATCCGATGCCCTTTCTTGCCGTCGCTTACCATCGTTTTTTGTGGTGGATTTTTAGCAAAAAAGCCGATACCCTCGTAGGTATTGGCGTAATTTGACCCCAGGCCACCTCCGCCTTTGTCCCAAATCAGAAGATTTCGCGGCCGTATATCTGTCCTCTTTGACGCCTCCCATATTGCCGCCCAAGAACGCCAATCACAACAGACATACACATGGCCAAACAGCCTGAGTTTTCCCGACACAGTGCGGAAGAAAGCCTCGAAAAAAGGGCGCACCATTTTGTCATCTGTGATATCCGATCCGACGCCTGTCGCACTGCCATAGATTGCATACGGCGGGTCAGTCGCCACCATATCTACCATCGCCCCGTCACACAACCGATCAATGTCGGCTGGCAGGGTTGAGTCACCACACAACACCCGGTGCTTGCCCATGCACCACAGATCACCCGTCCGCGTGACAGGCTCGACAGGCGGCTCGGGCACCTCGTCGTCAAGTTCCTCGCCCACACCATCCTCCCCGAACAGCACCTCGAGTTCGCCCTCGTCGAAGTCAGGCAGATCCACGTCGGCAAAGTCGCCCAGGTCGAGGTCGTGTGTGGTCATAAAATCAAACACGCCCTCAGCGGTTGGTTTACCGTATGCGCTCGTCAGCTTCAGCAGCTTGCGAGCAGCCTCTGCCTCGGTTGCAGCTTCGATCTCCACCACAGGCACCCCGCCCTCAACATCCCATCCTTCGCGGGCCATGACTGTCGTGCGCTGGTGCCCGTCAAGGATCTTGTCTTTCCAGACGAACACCGGAGCCATAAACCCTTCAGCCAAGATCGACGCCTTTAGCTTCGCATACCTGGCATTATCGAGGTCTTTGAACCCCCCCTGAAATGGCGTCAGTGACGCCAGTGGGCGACGTTCAAGGTTTCCTCCTGGGTCGCAGGTTACCGGTATCGTCTTCGCCATCAGCCGGCCGCTTGGGCCATCTCCCCCTGATGATTGATCTGCCCCTGCTGAAGCGGGGGGCCGGCTACGTTCCAAAACACGACCATTCCTGATCCGTGCCTGTGGACACACGTCTCCCAGGCTTTTGCCTCGTAGTGTTTGTCCGCAGGGAAAGGCGGTGCAGAGCGGTGCGGGCGAGAAAATGGGAGGGGGGCCTTATGAACAACCGCACCCGCCGGAATATCTCCCGGCTTCAATTCGCGCCCGACCTGCACCACGTGCAATTTGGCCGAAGGCCACGCCGCTCCGAGGCCCCGCGCAAGCAAGCCGCTGCCGGCCGCACACCAAACCTCGTCAGGAGACAGTGAGGTGGCAGTAGCAGCAGCCGCAATCGCTTGGGTTGCCCCTGGCACAGCAACGCCAAACGGGACCAGGGTAGCCCCGGTTCTATTACAGTAATCGCGGGCACGTGCCTGGACGACGTTCAAGTAGCCCGGCCTGACCTGCATAACTCTGGCCCCGAGCGCTTTCGCCTCGAAGGCTCTGTCGTGAGGCGTCTTTCGCCCGGCAACGAATATGGTCGCACGCTTTTGTTTCTGGCGGGCACAGACCGCGAGCGCGAACTGTGCCCCCCCCTCGGCAGGGGAGGCGTATACCAACTCGTCAGCACCATCAAACAGCGTTCCGATATACCTCGCCTTGGTCCCGCCAGGGAACAGGTCGTCCCGCACAACACGCACCCCGCCATGCACTACAACCTGTGGCGCACTCATAGCTCTCCGACGCCTTCCATGTCAGGGACAACACCCCCTTCATCCACTTCGCCAAACTCCACATCCCCGACCGCCTCGGTGGCCGCGCCTGGGTCACCCTTGCAGAACACCAGCACGTTCTGATGGGTTTTGCCCAGCTTACGATACCCGGAGAACTGCCGCCCGACGCGCAGGGCCAGCGAGCCGACCATAGTAACCAAGACCGCGTCGTTGTAAAAGATTAGCCCGGCATCTCGAAAGGCGGCAACGGTGTCACACACGAAGCCCCGGTAGGCACCGTGCTTGCCGGCCCGCAGATCGCCCACCACAAAGCACGCGAAGCGGTCCTCCTGCAGTCGGGCACACGCCGCTGCGATGATCGCCCGGTATGCCTCGAGGAAGTTGTCATACGACATAGTGGAGAGATCGCGTTCGTCGTCACTGTATTTCTCGAGGTCGGCGTATGGCGGGCAGGAAAACACGAAGTCAACCGGCTCGTCGGACTCGAGCAGCACCTTGGACGAATCACCGACGGTCCACTTCGGGGCCGGTCGGTCCTTGCTGGCGCCATGCTGGGTCACGTTTTCTTCCCACTGCACGCGGTTGGCCGCAAGCTGCCCCTCCGACAAGTCGATGCCGTTGTAGTTCCGGCCGGTCCAGGCGGCGACGAAGCCGCGCACGCTGCCGCCCGCGAACGGGTCCAGCACCATCCCCCCCGGTGGACAGAACCAACGGTAGGCCAACTCACACAAGACCGGATCGAAGATCGACGTGCCCGACCCGGTGTCGAGAATCTTGCCCGACACCGGGTCGGTGCGCCCCCCCCCTTTTACATAGGTCAGGGGGCCACCTGGCGACTTACCCATGTAAACACTCGACTTGCCGGGGCCACCGCCGCCTGGGGAGAGCTCAGAGAAATTGAGCAGGTTCTCACCGCGCCCAAGCTCCGACTGTATGCCCAGCGCCATCCACGCGGCCTTGCGCTGCTGCCAGTAGCCCTGCCGCGCATCGAGCACGCTGAAAGGCACCACGCCGAATCGCTCCGCAAGAGCGCCAGTGCTGGTATTCAGGTCGTACGGGTCGCCTGTCCCCTCTCCGAACAGTTCCTCAAGTGCGCCTTGATCGAACTCAGGCAGATCCACGTCGGCAAAGTCGCCCAGGTCGAGGTCGTGCGTCTGCATAAAATCAAACACGCCCTCGGGCTGCGGCTTGCCGTAGGCAGAGGTCAGTTTCAGTAGCTTGCGGGCCGCTCCGGCCTCGTCGTCGGCCTCGATCTCAACCACCGGCACGTCGCCTTCTACGTCCCACCCCTCGCGCTCGAGGACCGTGGTGCGCTGGTGGCCGTCGAGGATCAAGTCTTTCCACACGAACACCGGGGCCATGAAGCCCTCGGCCAGGATCGACGCCTTGAGCTTGGCGTAGCGGGCGTCGTCGAGATCCTTCAGCCCTCCCTGGAACGGCGTCAGCTCAGCCAGGGGTCGCCGCTCGAGGTGGCCGTGCGGGTCACACGTCACGGGGATTTTTTTAGCGCGGGAAGATGGCGTCAAAGGGCGTGCTCTTTCCAGTTCGCCCAGGACAGGGCTCGATACTCTCCCGTGCCGTCCCGGAACCATCGGGCGCGGTAGCTGGGATGGGCTGAAGGTCGGAGGTCAACGTGGAAGCCGGGGCGATGCCATGCCGGGTATAAGCCGATGGCCGACCAGAGGTTAAGCCGCTCGAGAATGAGAAACGTCTCGAAGAGGTCGTCGGGGTTCGCCGAGTCACAGTCCCAATCACACGCCAGGCAGAGGGAGTCGGCCTGCAGGACGATCCGGCCCTGATGGTGGCTGGCGACGTGGTCGATGCCGGTGCGGTGGAGCGATGCCGGGGCGTGGCTCGAGGAGTCCGGAGCGACGGCGTCTCCGTGCGGGTGGATGGGGGTGCCTGCAGAGCTGCGGCTGAAGTTCATCGGCCGGCTCAACCACTGGCGGGTATCTCCCAGCCCTGCAACGAGATCCGGGTGGAGGTCGTCGGGTCGCTCGAACTCTGCGCTCGAGATGTGCGCGGGGAAGTCCATCTGCCTGCCTGCCTGGAAGGTTGTGCCCCGGGGCCGATTGGCCCCGAGGCGTCCGAGGTGGAAAGGGGACGGTGGAAACTCCTCGGAATCGTGCCCCGCCGGGCAAGGCCCTAACCCCATCCCGGCAGCACACAGAAAAATGGCGGGCATCCTTCCCCACTCCGTTGAGTGGTTAGGGCACCCGCCAGGTCTTCTTGCTCGATCTGTTGTTCAGATCAGGGAGCTACCCCGATCCTGTTGAGGTGGACGCACAGCATCCCCCTCGGTAAAGAATGGTACCTGCGGACATTTGCGCTGTCAAGCCGTTTTTTTGAAAGAGGCTGGTCCCTGTGGGGGCCGCTTTTTCTTGCGCCGGATCTGTCGTCAGGATAAGGT